TATGCTATGTCAGTAGCGGGTGGTGAAAATGTTCCTAACATGATAGCTCCGGGAGTTAGTTATTCTAGTGAATTTCCAATGGGTTATACGGCAACAGGCCCATTACAAGCACAAGCACAAGCACAACCAGTAAGATCAATACCAACACTAGAAGATTTTAAGCGTGTTGATCCATTTACTGCGCTTAATACACATCTCTCAGATTCTTTAGCTAATCCTACGTCAGCCATGTACTCAACTGATGTTGGTACGGGCGCATCAATGGGGCTTGGAGCGCCAATGCCGATAAGTGCGCCAAACACATTTCCTACCGGAGAAAAAGAATTTACAGATTATGCAAACCCTTTTAGACAAAGTGATCCAAGTTCAATTTCAGATCAGATGGCACTAACTAATATATACTCTGATATAGATTCAGTTTTAGCAAACGCTAGAGATATAGATGCTTACAATGATTCAACAGATGGAACAATTCTTTCTGAATTAATGAGTTTCTTTTCTGGCAGCAATGAATCAGCAATGACAGAAGCAATGGCTGATAGGTTAATATCAGAATTAAATGCAAGGGCCATCAATAACAATGATCCTAGAAGCAGCCTAAGTACCGATCCATCATCAACAATGGGATTTACAAAAGGTAACTTTGGCCCTGGTGCAACCGTAGGTGGACTAGGTGGTGGAAAAACAGTTAGACAAAGCGCAGCAGCAGCTAACGCAGCCGATAACGCGGCTATGGCAAGAGATAAAGCAGCAGCGATGAATGTTCTTTATGGCGGTGCTGGTTCTTCTTTTGAATCTAGCAGAGATGAATATACTGAGTCAGGACAATATGATATAGATAAAGCAGCCAGAGATGCAGAGTTTGATGCGATGCGCGAACAAAGAAGAATAGATGCTGGTTTACCGTATAAAAGATTGACTCCGGAAGAAACGCAACAAGCAGTTCAAGAATTACAAGCAAGCATTGGTTTTGGTGGTGCAATGACTCCTAGAGGTAGAGGTAGAGATCGCATCCCATTTAGAGCCGCAGAACCCGTACCACAACCAGTGAAAGGGTATACGCCATTTGATTTTGCTAACATACAATCAATTTTAAATAACTTAGGATAAATATATGGCTACTAGAGAGGAAGTATTAGAATCAAACGAAGCTGAATTAATTTTAAACAGCGATACATTTAAGAAATCAATAGAAAATTTAAAACAAGAATACATTGCTTTATGGTTGAATTGTAAAGGTAAGGAGAATATAACTTTACGCGAAACTCTGCATACGGCAATAAATATTTTACCAGAGGTAGAGAGGCATCTACGCATTTTGGTAGAACGTGGAAAGATCACAAGTGCGCAAGTTAAAAAATTGCACAATTACATATAACTAGGTAAAATTTAATAAAACTAGGAGTTACTATGAGCAACAACGCTAAGCCGATTGCTTTACAATCAGAGTTAGATCAAACTGTTAATTCATTTGAAGGGTTTTTGACTCCCGATAAGGAAGCACCAGAAGCACCAGAAGAAACAGTTGAGTTAGAAACATCCCAAGAAGATGTCGTGGAAACAGAAGTAGAAGCAGAAGCAGAAGAAGCAGAAGCAGAAATCGAAGTAGAAGATGATGTTGAGGAAGGGGAAGAAACAGAACAGTCTTTAGAAGAACAAACAGAAGTAGAGGAAGAACTACAACCTCCATCCTATGTCGTGAAAGTTGATGGCGTAGAGCAAGAGGTCACGTTAGATGAACTCCAAAACGGCTATTCTCGTCAGCAAGACTATACTCGCAAAACTCAAGAACTGGCACAACAACGTAAAAGTTTTGAAGATCAGCAATCAGAGTTAGCGAAAAAAGATGCTATTTACGCTCAGTTATTGCCTCAATTAGAGGCGAGTTTAAATGGTGAGTTGGAAAATGAGCCAGATTGGGGCGCACTGTATGAGTCTGATCCAATAGCTTATGTGCGTGAAAAAGACGTTTGGGAAGAAAAACGTAAGAAGTTAGATGCTGCTAGAGCTGAAAACAACAGGTTGCAAGAAGAAGCATCCCAGAAACAGCAAGAACAGATTCAAAAATTTGTTGAATACGGCAACCAACAACTTACAGAAAGAGTACCCGGATGGTCTGATGCAGAAAAATCTCAAAAGGAAAAAGCTGCAATCACAACATACGCAATTAATGACTTGGGGTTCACACCGCAAGAAATTAATCAGGTGATAGATTATAGAGTGTTACTTGGTTTAAGAGATGGGATGCTATACCGCAAACAAGTGGCAGCTTCCAAAAAGAAACCAACCCAAAAAGCAGCCGCAAGGGTAGCTAGACCTGGTACTTCCAATAAACCAAAGACAATGACTGCCGCGAAAAAAGCGCAAGCGAAATTAGCTAAATCTGGCAAAGTGCAAGATGCGGCTAAAGTCTTTGAACAATTTATTTAAAAGGTATTAAAAAATGGCTAAAGTAACAAACGCCTTTGACACATATACTGCTACTTCTGACAGAGAACAGTTGTCTGATATTATTTACAACATATCTCCAATGACTACGCCCTTTATGAGTTCTATTGGCAAAACTAATGTAAGAAACGTCCAGTTTGACTGGCAAACCGAAGCTCTACCAACTGCATCTGGAACAGGACAATTAGAAGGTTTTGAACTTTCTCGCTCTGCTTCAACTGCAACAGTTAGAGAAGCGAACTACTGTCAAATCAGTAGCCGTGATGCAACCGTAACTGGTACGCAAAACGCTTCTGACGCAGCGGGTAAAAAAACAGAAATGGCGCATCAACTAGCTGTTATGGCTAAGGCCTTAAAGAGGGACATGGAAACGGCCTTATGCTCTAAAGTTGCTAAAAATGCGGGCGCTGCTGCTACAGTTCGTCAAACTGGTGGATTTGAAACCTGGACGGAAACAAATGTATCGCGTGGTACTAATGGCGCGGGCGCTGGTAACGGTGCTGCCCCAACGGATGGTACACAACGTGCGTTTACTGAAACTATCCTAAAAGCAGTACAACAACTTTGCTTTGCAAATGGTGGTGAGCCTTCAATGTTGATTGTTGGCCCTCACGTTAAAGGTGTTGTATCTGGTTTTAGTGGCAGAACTTCTGTAACTCAAACTGTAGATGCTAATACAGTTGAAGCATCAGTAGCTATCTACGCGGGTGATTTTGGAGAACTGAAAGTAGTTCCTTCTAATTTCAGTCGTTCAAGATCGGCTCTATTTGTTGATCCTAACTATGCGAAAACTTGTTTCTTGAGAGATTTTGAAACTATCGACATCAGTACGATTGGCGATGCAGTTACGAAAATGCTTGTAGTTGAATTTGGCTTGGAAGTGTCAAATGAGAAAGCCCACGGAATCGCGGCTGACTTATCTACATCATAAGTTGTAGCAAGGGGGCGGTAATCGCCCCCTTTTTTTAACGGGTTTAAAGATGGCAAAAAGAACAATCATAGATTCAACATCTGGCTTAATTAGTGAGTTTGCCACAGAGGATGATAAAAACATCTACCATACCACACAAAACGTACAGCCCATATTGGATAGGGTGAAAGACCTATCTGACGGAAAACAAGGTTCAGAATTAAAGCACGTTGCCGAAGTACCTATGGTAATATATCAACAAGCAATACGAGAAGGTTGGGCTAACGACAAAAAGAAATGGAAAAAATGGCTCAACGATCCGGACAATAAATTATTTAGAATATGGCAAGGTAGAGTATGACTTACGATGAATTAAAAACGCAGATAGCCAATTACTTAAACAGAAGTGATTTAACCACACAAATTGATATTTTTATCGACACTACCGAAGCAGAATTAAACCGCAAGGTTAGAGATAAGGATATGATAAAAAGGGCTACGGCAACTGCCGATGCTCAATACTTAACTTTACCAACAGATTGGTTGGAATTAATTAATGTAGAAATTACATCAGGTGACTTTACACCTTTGTTCCAACAATCCATAGAATCATTAGATGTATTTAGAAGGGCGAATGATAATAGTTCAGGTCAACCAAAGTATTTTGCGATTGTTGACGGCACTCTGGAACTTTGCCCTACCCCTGACACTTCATATACATTACAATTAACTTATTACGGTAAAATCACCGCGTTAAGCGATTCGGACACCAGTAACTTTGTTTCAAATAACCATCCAGACGTTTATCTTTATGGCGCATTGAAACAAGCCTCTATTTATTTGATGGAAGATGATAGAGTACCAATGTTTGCCGCGCAGTTTGAATTGGCATTAGAAGAAATGCGTATGCAACAAGAACGAGCAGCGTTTGGTCAAGGTTCTTTAATACCAAGAAGTAGAACTTACGGCAAACCAAAAACAAAAACTTATGTTATGAAAAATTAGGAGTTAAAAGAAAATGGCTGGATTTACAGATTATTTAGAAGATAAAGTATTAGACCATGTATTTGGCGGTAGTGCTTACACAGCACCAGGCACTTTATATGTTGGTTTATTTACGGCAGCACCTTCTGATACTGGCGGTGGTACTGAATGTTCAGGTGGCTCATACGCAAGAAAAAGTATGGCGGCAATGACTGTATCAGGCACTTCACCAACTACAGCAACCAACGGATCAGCAGTAGAATTTGTAACTGCAACTGGTTCTTGGGGAACTGTTACTCATGTAGGGATTTTTGATGCTTCATCAAGCGGAAACTTAATGGCTTGGGCTGCGTTATCTGCATCAAAAGCAGTAGCTAGTGGTGATGTATTCAGATTTGATGCTGGTGATTTAGACGTTACATTGGCGTAATCAATGGCCTCTGTAGGCTATGGATATGGTGGTTACGGGAAGTCATTCTTTGGCGAACCTGTATTTGAATTTGGCGAAGCAACTCTAACGCAAACGTCAGGTGTTACCGCATCTGGCTCAATGACCTTTGCTGTATCTGCAACATCGTCACAAACATCAGGATTTACTGCTTCTGGTTATTTAGTTAAATCAGGCGCAAGCACCATAGCGCAAACATCTAGTGTTACCGCAACAGCCGAAGTGGTAAAACTAGGAATTGCGACAATGGCGCAGACTTCTGGCTTTACGGCTACTGGCAGACAAATAGATCGTGGTGCAGCTACGATTGCTCAAACTTCTGGATTCTCAGCTACCGCAGAAGTAGTCAAACTTGGTTCAGCCACTATTGCGCAAACATCTGGACTGAGCGCATCAGCGGCAATTGTTTTGGATGGTTCTGCATCTAGCGCACAAACTAGCGCGATGACGGCATCAGGTACGATTGTCTTACTTGGTGTGTCAACACTAGCGCAAACGTCAGCGATGACTGCTGTACCTGAAATTATTGCATCAGGAGAAGCAACCATTGAGCAGACAAGTGGAGTTACTGCGCATGGTAGTATAAAATATTACGGAGAAGCAACTATCGCACAAACATCTAGTGTTTCCGCGATTGGTGGCTTAAAATGGGAAGATGATACTGTAACGACAACCAATTATACGGATCAAACAGTAACGACAACAACTTGGACAGACCAAACTGATCCGTCAACGTCTTGGTCAGAAGCAGCTTAACATAGGATAGGAATATGGCAGATACAACAACTACGAATTTAAGTTTAACCAAACCAGAGGTAGGAGCAAGTACAGATACCTGGGGAACAAAACTTAATACTGATCTCGATACAATAGATGCAATTTTTAGTGCTACTGGTACAGCCGTTAATGTTAAATTTGCATCAGCAAACTTTGATGATAACGCTAAAGCTATCTTTGGAACTGGCGATGATTTAGAAATATATCATTCTGGATCACATAGTATTATCAAAGATGGTGGTACTGGAAATCTATTAATTCAAGGTGATAGCGTTAAGATAATGAACGCTGCTGGAGATGAAACTTTTATTGATATGCCAACAGACAGTCATGTTGCATTAAATTATAACAACGCTACAAAAATTCAAACAAGTAATACAGGTGCTACAATTACAGGAACTTTACTTGTAAATGGCACAACCCCAACCCTTACAATAGGTGATGCTGGTGAAGAAGATACTAAAATCGTTTTCGATGGTAATGCTCAAGACTATTATATTGGTCTTGATGATTCTGCCGATGATCTGGTAATAGGTAAAGGTTCAGCAGTAGGAACTACACCAGCTATTGTTATTGATGAAAATTTGAACGTGGGTATAGGAACTTCAAGCGTTTCTTATCCCTTAACTGTGAACAAAGATGTTGATGATTATGTAGCTAAAATTGAAAATGATGGTAATTCAACTTCTTCTGATGGTCTTTGGGTAGACACTCGTTGGAACACAGCAACTAATACCGTATTCAAAGTAACAACAAATAGTGGTAATAATGATGTTATCGTTGCGAAAGGTGATGGAAAATGCGGCATAGGAACTGCGAGTCCAGATGGTATAGTCCATCTTTACACAAGTGATGCTTCTATTACTCCTGATGCAGACGCAGATGATTTAATAATAGAAGCTAATGGAGCTGCTGGAATAACAATAGGTTCTTCCGCTTCTTCAGTCGGCTCAATTAGATTTGCAGATAGTGGAAGCCCAAGAGCTGGAATGATTTATTATGATCACGTTGGTAATTCAATGCGTTTTTATACAGGTGCTACTGAAAGGGCGAGATTTGCATCAGACGGCTCCTTGAGTGTTGGGGGTGTGTTCAACGCGGGATTAACCGATAACGGTTTTTTTGTCGGCGGCACTGACGCCATTAATGTG